CAGGGAATAGAGGTTGTTCCATCCATTCTTATACACGCTGCCCATGCGCTGGAACATCTCAGCACAAATAGTCTTGATTTGGTCGTCAGTTAGATTCTTATTGCCAAGGGCAGAATCCATCGAATTAGAAATCATGCTATTCATGCGGTCGAAGATGGTGTTACCGATGGTATCAATCTGCTCTTCAGACAGTCCGGCATTTTTGCCGAGCCGCTTCCACACTGTATCAAACTTATCACGCAGACGCTTCATCTGGTTGTTCGCCAGACTCTTCGTAATAGATATCAGGTCGCCCTTGGTTTTGGCATTCTTCAGGTCGTCAATAGGCAGAGAACCGACCGAGTTGCCGGATTCTTTCATAGCCTCAGAGAGCCATTTCTTTGGATCTTTGCCGATTTCCATCAGGTTCTCTGTAGTGTCAGCCGGAATAACGCCATCGCCCTTTTCGAGATAAGTCATTCGACCCTTTGCGGGGTTACGAACAATTATCTCTTCGCCCTCTTCGTCAACATTGTAAGGAGCGGCCTGATTGATGTGCTTGTCACCCTTAGCACGACCCCAGTTCCAAGGCCAGATTTTCCAAGAACCGATGCCCTTCTTTTTAGAGCTGCTATCGCTTGAACTCTTACCCCAGTTCCACGGCATAAGTTTGCTGATAAAGCTACCAACACCCTTTACCGCCTTGCTGATAGTAGAGCCGATGCCCTTTACTACATTAGTGATACCTGCGCCGATTCTCTTAATGCCAGTGGTGAGGCTTCCGCCACCGATCGCGCCGACAGCGAGCGTACCACCAAGCAGGATCGTACCGATGACAGGAATATGACTGACCGCAGCCGCGATAGTTCCGGCAACACCCGTGCCGCCTGCAGTGCCAATAACAGTGCTGACAGTCGTACCAATTCCTTTGAAAATACCAGCAATGCCAGAGAATAGTTTGGTTCCACCCAATGTAGTACCAATGTTACCGAAAATTGAGCCAAGCCCGCCAACCGCTTCTTGTGCAATAGATACAACTCCACTGAACCCTTTTTGGAAGATAGACTTCAATCCGCCATCGCCGGAGAAGATCCCCTGCGCAGATTTAGCTATAGACGGCTTTGCGGCATCCAGTCCAGTAGTGATGCCATCACCGACGCCAGACTTTATGACTGGAGCAATGTCGGCTGTAAGTTTACTACTAGCACTGCCATCGCCGATTCCAAGGATACTCTTTCCTGCATCCGAGAGGCGACCCAAGAATCCCTTACCGGAGCTCTTATTGCCGAATGAGCTGAACATGTTCTTGATCCGATTGAATAGGCCGGTAATGCCACCACTCTGAGTAGTCCCAGTACTTAAACTACTTAGAACGTCGTTCAGCTTGACCAGCGTATCCACCAGATTGGTCAGATTGGTGACGACATTGTTGACATTAGTTGCGCCCTGAATCGCCTTCATGTTGGCGATGACATTATCTTTGTAACCATCAAGACCAGCGGTCATCTGGTCGAATGTCATGCCTTGAATCTTCGCGGCATATTCCTGTTTCTTCTGATAGTCCTCGTAGCTAGAACCAATCAGGTTAATCAGTTCAGTGTACTTATCCTTCAGCTTGTTCAGTTTATCAATCTCGTCATTCAAAGCGTTCTCACGCTGTTTAGAGTTGAGATTATCGCGGGCTTCCTTAATAGCAGACTCATCAGCCTGCCACTCATAACCATTAGAGGTGTAGACACGGACGGTTTTCTGAGTCTCGGCTTTTTCAAGCTCGGCTTGCAATTTTGCTAGTTCGATAGCTTTCTCTTGCTCGTCGTTTGCGTCCTGAAGAGCTTCGATTCGTTTATCAATCTCTTCAGTCATGGCATCGCCATAAATCTTGAGGTCGTTGGAATTTTTGTCGTTGAACTTATTGAAAACATCAAGCAGGGAAGAGAAGAGGTCTTTTAGATTGGAGAAGATTGTCTGAAGCTTATCAGCCTGATATGTCATTCCAGCTATAGCATTAACGCCGTCTTTTTTGAGGGCATCAATCATCTGCTGAATAATCTGGGCCTGATCTTTGGTTTCATCCTTAGAAAGCAAAAACTCCTTGCGAGAT